ACCTGAAAGTGTTTGCATATCAAATCCTTATTTTAGAAAAGTCTCGCTTGTTACTAAAGATGCCATCGAATGCTGGGTCTGGTGCTGGTCTCGGAGCAGGACGTTCTTGTCTTTCATGTTTAATACCTGAATCAGTAATACCCTTTTGTGCTGATTGTTCTAGATCATAGAGTTTCATCTTTGCCCTATCGACACCAATCACAAATCGTTTATTTGTTGTAGGATCGTTATATCGATTCTTCAACTGTTTAACCATAAGTTGATTCAATGCTTCCATTTCTTCTGTGGAGATTAGGGCAAACATAAAGTCAACTGTCGCAGGCAAACCAAACGATTCAGACGTGTCTGTCAATTCAACATCTGTGTTTCCATAACCGCCTCGAGTAGTCTGTGTAGCTGACAAAATAGGAACATTCTCTTCAACCGCTAATCCTCGAAGTTCTTCGGCAATAGATTTAATTAAAGTATAGGAGTTAATATTAGCTCCACCTTTGAATCTAGAACTTGCACAAATATTCAAATAATCAATAATGATGATGTCTGGCTTGAACTGTTTCTTTAGTTGCAACTCATTTAACAGAGCTTTAAAATGACCAGAGTGTGCTCCTGCTGTAGGATATTCTTTAATGATTAGCTTGCCTTCAGTTTTGTTTCTAATCTTTTCAATACGATTGTCGAACAATGCTTTTGGCAATTCTTTTAGTTGATCCATAGTGATGTTCATTAAGTTTGCATCAATACGTTCCGCAATACGTTCTTCAGCCATCTCCAAAGTAATATACAAAACATTTTTACCCTGTGCCAATACTGATGCTGCAACGTGACACATGAATAAAGATTTACCTACGCCAGTTCCTGCCAAACAAACATTCAATGTCTTATTCGGCATACCACCATTAGTAATTTTATTAAAGTAATCTAAATCGAAAGGAATGCGAGATTCTACTCTGTGGTAAAATTCATACCGAGTGTCTGCACTATTTAGATAGTCATGTCCTACATTGTTGTCAAAACAAACGCCAAGTGCATCTTGTAAAAGTTGTGGGATGCCATCTTCAGATTTGCTGCTGTCTCTACCATCAATGATTGCGATTGACGATAGAATAGCATTGTAGATGGCTTTATCTTTACAGAACTTCTCTGTCTCTTTATAGAGCCATTCTTTATTATGTTCTGTAGAATCAAGATCGTGAATGTATTCTACGACCTCTTTATATTGATCTTCATTTAAAGACTTATCATTTTGAACAGCAATGACCAACGCATCCTTGCTAGGTATTGCATTGTAATCATCTATAAAGCCTTTGATCTTATCATAAATTATTTTCTCATTATTTTCTATAAAGTAATCCCGCTTCAAAAACGGAATTACTTTTCTCATAAACTCATCGTCATTCGCCAGATTCTGGAGAATTACTTTTTCGATTTTCGTATTCATCCACTGCCTTTGTAATAATATCTGTCATGATCTCGTTAAGAACAACTTCAAACTCTGGACCACTCACATCTTCAATTGATATGCCTTCAGGGGCACTGACTACAGTATAATCTAATTGCAAATCTTTGTCACCATCTTCTTGATCTATCTCATTGATAGAAAAAGATGTACCGTTATACTTACCGTCTGTGACTTTAATACCCCAGACTTCTTGATTTTCGTTTCTAATTACCCAAGGTTCATACTTGACTGGCATGTTCATACTCCTCGTCTAATGATTCTCCAGACATCTCTGTGCCCACCATATCAATTGCTGCTACCTTATATCTACCTTCGATATAATCGCGGAATGCTTTAGATGATAAAATTGGCATCCAGAAGTCTTTTGTGTATGTGTCTTTAACACGGTATTTCTTTTCTTCAACTTCACCTGTTGCTGGGTCTACTTTTGAGTACCAACCATTAGATGGCTTAACAATAAACTTGCCTTCGATTGCTACATCTAATAAACCAGACCATGTACTAATACCACCTTCGAATGTCACTTCAACAGGGATCTTAGATTTTTCACGAACGAATCTAGATTTTTCGACATTAACAATAAAGTTATATCCAATAACATCTGTTCCTTCTTTTTCTTGTTGGCGACCAATAATGAAGATGTTGTCTGCAGAATAGTAAATGCCGGTACCACCAGAAACAATCTGTTTAGGGAACAAACCAATTTCCTGATAGGTATGGTTAACAACAACCATCGGAATATCTTTAATATTCAAATGAGGTGTAACCATTCGGAATAAGCTCTTCATCTGTTTAGCTCGAGTCATATCTGCAACAGATTTACCTTCAAGTGCATCATCAACTTCTTTCTTAGATGCAAGATTGCCAACCGAGTCTACAACAATAATAATATGATCGCCTCGTTCAACTTGATTGATCTGAGACATGATATCGAACTTTAATTGTTCAATATCTGTTATGGGTGTATGAAGTACTCGATTGGTATCGATCCCGAAACTATCAAAGTAAGACTGAGGACTGCCAAACTCAGAATCATAAAATAACACAACAGCATCTTCATATTTATCCATATAAGCTTTTGCAAGTAACAAAGAAAACGCTGTCTTAAAATGTTTAGATGGACCTGCAAAAACAGTTAACCCTGGGGTTAACCCACCTTCTAAACTACCAGATAGCGCAACATTAATCATAGGAACAGAAGTCTGAATCATATCCTTCTTATTGAAGAACTTTGATTTATTTAAAACTTCTGTTTCCTTTATGGTAGAATTCTTTTTCAATTTGTCAAGTAAAGACATAACAACTCCTTAAGTATATTTCAATATTATATAGCATAATGCAATAAATGTCTAGTCATTCTTACCGCACTTTGCCCTTTTATCTTTGGTCAATTTGCCAAAGTCAACTTTCCATTCTGAACCAGGCGCTAATTCTGTTCCCTTTTTAGGAGTAACAAAATTAATACCTGCCTGTTTTCTAATATCATCTACACGTAAACGATATTTCGTTAAATCATTTCCTAAATTAGGATATGGCGCAACGTGAGGAAACATCCAACCAGCATATTCACCTGTCTTATTGTTAATGACAATTTTATAATATGCAGTAGGAACAATTACCCCCGATCCAATTTTTTTATCCTTATCAGTATAGATACCGCCGCCGATAACATTATATGAATTATTTGTTTGCGATGCCCAACCTCTAACAGAAGTTTCAAGTAGTTTCCAAATGCCTCTGTTTAATGAGCCAGCTTGCGGAACCATATTTGTCATTAAGAATGATTCATATTCTATTTGTTGATCCCATGATAAATCGCCATCTGGTACTACGTGGCCTTTATCATATCCTGTGCCGGCATAGTCATCTGGCTTTGGACCATTCTTAATAGACTTGTCTGCAACGAATGCATTTGTTCTTGCAATGCAACCAATGGCATTGTCAGGTTGCAAGGTATACGCTACGTATGCTGGAATTTTTGCAGTAGGATCATATGCGACAAGAAAAGCATGTCTGCAAATAGGTTGCAATTCTTTCTTTGTTTCTGCAAATCCATATGGTGCGTGTATTCTACATTCCTGTACAGGTAGGGGAGCTCTTTGTTCCCAAGCTTGTACTGATAGCCCTGCGAATAATATAAACGCAATTAATATTTTTTTCATCCGAATAATCCTTCTAATGTTGCTTGTGGTTTAGCAGACCAACCGATACCTGTTAATATTGTATTCATAGGTTCTAGAAAAGATTTGTCAAACATTTTTTCATAATCAATAAACTTTAATAGGTCTAATTCAGGAGGTATAACAGTATTGAATGCTATACAATTTTCGCCGATAGTGTTTGGTTCTTTTAGATAAACAAACTTGATCTTATCGCCTTCTTTAATCAGCTCATATTTCTTTCTCAAGTCATTTTTGTTGATATAGAAATTATAGAGCAACGCTCCTCTGACATGCATCGGAGTAGCCTGTTTATATATATTGTTTCTGTCAGTATATTTTTCTACTCCATTTACACCTCTAGGGAATGAAATATCTTCTGCCTTCATTTTTCTAAAGTCTGTTTCAAAACCCATGATATAAGATTGCAATGTATTTTCATCTGAAGTAAGAACTAATTTAACAGCTTTGCGAAGAGCTTCTCGAATAGGTTCAGGAGTAGATGATCTAACAATCTCCAAGCCCATAACCTTTAGCTTAGGTTCTTTATATGTAATGCCTTCATTATTATAAACATTCAAAGCATATCGTTTCTTAGCTACCCACACACCTGTTTCTGCAATCGCTTCTCGTTTAAATACAATTTTATTCTGAAAGGCATTAGTGTATTCTGAAATTTCACTACATACCTTATTCAATACTTCTTGAATTTTGGTCTCACAAATTTTATCTAAGATGTCAACAATTTTTTCTGGCTCTTTATCTTTGTAGTATTTTTCTACAAGAGGATCTAAAGTAACATAACAGGAATCAGTATCGGAGTAGAACGAATATTCAAAGTCTTTCGTACCACAAATTTTATTCAAATATTCATTCAATGCTACGCCAACCTTTTGAATAATATACTGACCCGATAAAGTAATGCCTTCTGCTACTCGGTCATCATAAAATCTAAAGAACTCATTAGCCATCGCACCGAATAAAGAATTCATCTGAATCTTACGAGCCATCTGAAAATTATTATACTTAGAAATTTCTTTGAGCCAAATTTTATCTTTTGACTCTTCATACTTGGCCTGTGCAACCAACATCAATTTCTTATACTGTTTTCTATCGTCAAATAACTTCTGAACAATTTCGGGGAATATGCCTTGTTTGTCTGTAGTATAACATACGCCATTTGCTGCCATACAAAATTTATTGTCAACTAAATCAGATGTGTCAATAGAACTTTCTAGTAATTCTGACACTTTAATGTCTCGATATTTACTTTCTGTTGCCATTGTTTCTGGCGACATATTATATTGCATAATAATTGAAGGATACAAACTAGTCGCATCAAAAGAAACAACCCATTTATATTTGCCTGGTCTAGGAGTCTGCACATAAGCGCCAGCAATAGACCTTCCTTGTTTGCGCTCATTCTGATGAACAATAATATTTTTCTTAAGAAGTTGGTTATAAAGAATACAATCCCAAGTTCTTACTGCTGAGAAAATGTCTACATAGTTGCATTTCGCATCATATGCCATTGTAAGAATCAACTCAATGAGTTTCATCTTTTCTTCTAGCTCGTCAACCAGTTCACAGTCAATTACGTTATACCTAACGAATTTCTGCCAATCACCTTTCCAGAATTCATTAAAAGAAACAAACTCATCATAATTTAATTTTTCTTTACCAAGCTCTACCTTAGCAATGTGATCCAATTTATATGACTCTTGATTACCATAAGTAAACTTCTTATACAGATCAAGATAATCTAGAATAGCAATACCTAGAATTGAGAATGCAATAGACTCTTTCTGAAATCTGGTGATACTCTTTTCCTCAACTACTTTCCAAGGCGAAAATTTCTTCAAGGCATCATCGCCTAACATTTTAGTAATACGATTACATAGATAAGGGATATCGAAAAACTCTACGTTCCAACCTGTAATGATATGCGGGTGATCCTCAGCAACATATTCTAAGAACTGAGATAATAGATCTATTTCATCTTTACAATGAACATAGGTATGTTTGTCATTTACTTTTTCACAAGGATATAGACCAAACGATACTATTTGCTTAGACACATAATCCTGTGTCGTAATAAGCAACACTTTTTCCTGAGGATTACCTACATCAGGAAACCCATTCTCTGCAGATGTTTCAATATCAAGTGTCCATATTTTCAACTGAGACATATCAAATTCAACATCATCTTTAAAAGTGGATGAGATATACTGATAGGCATAATTCGTATTTCCGTAGATCTCAAAACCCTCTACATCTTTATATAATTTCACATATTCTTTGGCGTCGTTAATGCTATCAAATTTAACCTCAGCAAGCGGTTTTCCAAACAACGATTTTGCCGTTGCTTTATCTTTGTTCGGTACATATAAAGACGGTTTAAACGCTACTCGGTCATGTACTTTGTGTCCATTATTGACACCCCTGACCAAAATATTGTTACCATACTGATTAACGCTCGTATAAAACTTCATTAGAAAACCCTTAGACTATAAATATTAGTATACATTATATTATATAAACCAGTGGAAGTCAATATAATAAGGAGAAAAAATGGCTGAAACAAAACCTCTATCAAGAAGCGAGCGCGAAGCTCAAATAAAAGATAAAGCGGGATGGGTAATTACGGTACTTGCTGCACTTTTGGCAATTAATACATTAATGGGCGGCAGCAATAGTAGCAAAGTTTTAAATAATACTATAGAAGCAAATAATACTTGGGCGTTTTATCAAGCAAAATCAATCAAACAAACATTAACAGAAATGAAATATGATGATGCAGTTGCTTCAAATAAAACAAAGAGCGCAGAAAACTTAAAAGCAAAAATAGATCGATATGAAAGCGATCCTGCTACAGGCGAAGGCAAAAAAGAATTAATGGCTAAGGCTCGTAAATTGGAAGACGATAGAGCGATTGCTAAATCTCGTAGTCCATGGTATACATATGCGGGTAGTCTTTTTCAAATAGCTATTGTCTTGTTAACAGCAAGTATATTAGCTGTTAATACGAGATTATATTGGGCCAGTATTGGCGTAGGAACAATTGCACTTTTATCTATGTCTCAAGCGATTTGGTTATTGGTACCTGCTATGTAATAGATGGATCCGTTTACCCTATTTGCTTTAGCCAACGGGGCAGTTGCTGCAGTTAAAAAGGGATGTCAATTATATAAAGATATCAAAAGTGCTACGGGCGATGTAAAAGCCGTACTCAAAGATCTCGATGAGCAATTCAATAAAAAACATCCTCCAGATAAACCTGCCTCCGCCGCGGCTATTAAGCAATTTAATGAAGAAAAAACTCGTGTCAAAGAGCTAAACAGACGTAGTGAAGAAACAACTAATCTCTATGCTGAGATTGGTGACTACCTTGGACAATACTACGACAACTATTTCAAATGCTTAGCAGTTCTAGAAGAAGAAGAAAAGCGAAGCAAAACTGAAGTCTACACTGGAGATGCCAGCTTAGCTAAACGAGCTCTGCAACGTGTTCTAATGAAAAAACAATTAGAACAAATGGGAACAGAACTTCGTGAACTAATGATATATCAAAGCCCCAAAGAACTGGGGGCACTGTTTACTGACGTTGAAGAAATGACAAAAGAACTAGGTAAACAACAAAAAGTTCTTATTGCTAAACAAATGCAAGATGCAGTTAAAAAAGCTAAACAAAAAGCTGAACGCGCAGAAAAATATAAATTTGAAATTGGACTCATAATAGGATTTATTATATTGTGCATAATCATGGGAATTTTTTGGACATGGTTATATCATGATTCTAGAAAAAGACATCCCGAACTTTGGCAAGGTACATATCGAAATGAATTAGAAAAACATAAACGATATGAAGTCAACAAAATAAAAGATGCAATTAAATTATTAGACGAACAAAATTACGAGAACAATAAAAAACTAATAACAGACGAATAATGAAAAACAAAAATAAATACACATTTTTGGAATGGGTATTTGAAAGAATTGGTCTTGCTAAATTTTTAATATATTTTTATTTTTTACTACTATTAATATCCACGGGTGTACTAACATTTATATGGTGGTTAACCAAAAGATGAAATCGAGCACAGAAGCGGCATTGATAGTAACCGGCATACTTTCAACATTTATTATAGTACCAGCTTTAATTATCTTTTACTACGATTTGTTGTTGCTAATTACGGCAATTTGTCTTTTAGCGACATCTTTTATTTTAGTAATTTACTACTTCTATATTGATATAAAAAAAGAAATAGAATTTAAAAAATATGAATTTGAGTTTGTAACTGAAAGGTTTAGAGGCGATCCAGAGAAACTTCGCTGGTATAAATTTTATAGAGAATTTTTGGGATAAGTATGCTATCTAAAAAAGCAATTCTGACAATAACAACTGCGGTTGCTATTGCTGCTCCGTTGGTTCCAAAAACTGTCAATGTGAATATAACAGCAAAAGAAGGTATACGGGCAGAAAAACCTTATACTAGAGT